AAAATTGGAGAGTTATGAAAAAATTATTAGGCACAATAGTTTTAGGTTTATTAAGCATGTCTGCATTTACTGTAGAACAAACAGGTACAGGGTGTGCTAATGGTACACAATATTGTGAGAACAATACGTTAGATACTACTAACGAAACAACTACAACTAATACCAATACAAATAATAATACCAATACGAATACCAATACAAACAATAATACAAACGTCAATACTAATACAAATAATAATACAAATGTAAACAGCAATACTAACGCTAATACAAATGTAAATAATAATACGAGTACTAATAGCAATACCAATGCTAATACAAATGTAAACAGTAATACTTCGGATGCAACTTCTAACAATACAAACTCTAATACAAATGTTAATAGTTCTACCAGTACCAACAACTCGACAGTTAATCAAACTGTAAACAATACAAGTAGCAATACAAACAATAACAATTCCGTATCCTCAAATACAAACAGCAACACCAATACAAATAACTCTACCTCCGATTCCAATGTCAAAAGTAATAACACGAATAGTAATACCAATAACAACAATTCTGTATCTGATAGTACTAATCGAAATATTAATGAGTCTAACTCTACCCAAACTGTAAATCAAAACGTAACTACAAAAGCTCCTCCTGCTAGTGCTATTGCACCAAGCATCATGAGTTACTCGCAAGACCTTTGTACTGTTGGACGTTCAGGAGCTTATCAAGGACAAGTCTTTGGTTTTTCTACAGGTGGTACAGTTATTGACCAGAACTGTGAGCGTTTAAAACTTTCCAAGTATTTATATGATACAGGCATGAAGGTTGCTAGTGTATCTATCTTATGTCAAGACTCCAGAGTTTTTCAAGCTATGGAAATGGCAGGAACTCCTTGTCCTTGGATGGGTAAAGTTGGTAAAGAAGCATCCTTAGGTTGGAAAGCTAACAAAGAAGAAAGACCTGACTTTGAAAAAGTTAAAAAGAAATATGTAAAGTCTTGTAAACGTACAAGAAATACAAAGGGTAAATTAAAATCAAAGAGTACATGTGTTAAAGAATTTATTAATAGCTAGTCTTTTCTTCCTAGCGTCAACAGTCCAGTCTTCGTATGGCTATCAAGACAATCAAAGTCTTATAGACTTAACAGGTGTATCAGGTACAACAAATCTCGGTGCTTCTGATGATGGAGTATCAGGTGCATTCAATCTAGACTTTACGTTTGACTACTATGGGCAAGAGTTTACACAAGCAAGAGTAGCTACCAATGGTTGCGTACACTTTAAAACTTCAGGGGCTTTTTGTAACGACTTTACTCCTGACCCTATATCTGGTCAGCACACCTACACCATGTACCCTTTTTGGACAGACCTTATAAGGGATAGTGGTTCTTCGGTGCTTGCTAAAAGCTACTCAGACAAGACAGTCTTTGGGTGGTACGACATGAAAGAATATGGTCGTAACAATACCAACAACAGCTTTGAAGTTATCTTGTGGGGCAATGACACATTTGAATATCGGTACGGAGCGTTAGATATAGAAAAACATGATGTGCTAATAGGTGAGATAGGAAGCAGTACTTCAGAATCATATCAGTACTTTTTTCATGACCAATGTAGTACAGGAACAACTAATTTATCTGGCTGTGTTAGTAGCACTTGGAACAACGCAGATATAAATACAACCCTAGAGAATGGTGGTTCTTTATTAGGTGTAGGAACAGGTAACTCTATAGACTGTAGTGACCCACTTAATAATTCAAGTTGTTCAGGTTATGCTTCTGCATACTTGAGTCAAGAGTGTGGATTAACACAACTGTATAGCGAAGAATGTCCTAACTATTGGGATGCCTATGATGATTTACAATGTGATGAGAACCCACAGTATGCTCCGTTCTGTCCAAGTTACAGACACGAAGATAACATTGCATACTATAGTGAAGAAGAAGATTATGGTTATACCGAAGAAGACATGTGGTATGACGAAGAGTATGACGAGTGGTTAGACCCTAACGACCCATGCTATGAGAACAGGTGTGAAGGATTCACAGACGCAGATTGGTACGCACTTGATGCTGAACAGTTTGGTCAGGAGCAGGTAGACGAATGGTTCGGAACTGATATAGCTTTTGGGGATGATGGTATGGTAGATTTTGAATCTACACCTATGATTTCCTACGAAGACTTAGATGTCTTAATGGATGTTTGGGACACAGAACAAGAACATTATCAGATGGCTACGTATGACATGCTACCTATGGATACAACTGTAATGGCACATGAATTAATAATAAGAGAGGAAATAGAAAATGAAATTGTATATGAAGAAAATGAAAGAGAAGTCTTTGAAACTATGGAAGAACTTGAAGAGTGGTTTGAAGAAGAAACGCTTGAAGCTGAAGAAAGTATTGAAGAAATACTGGCAGTTGTTAACGAAGAAACTGAAGAGTCTATTCGTGAAGAAACCCGTGAAGAGGAAGTACACGAAGAAAACGAAAGTGTAGTTGAAGAATTGTTTGCGGAGGAAGATGAAAGTAGACCCGATGACGAACGTAAAAGTTCTGTCCGAGTGTCTGCTTTAGACATTATAGCCGGTACAATTAGAACAGCTTCTAATAGTGTTAGTTCCTCTAGCTACACAAGTACTAGTTCAAATAGCTTAAGTTCCTCTACGGGCTCGTATGGAGCTTCTAGTGGTACTTCTGGGGGTGGTGTAAGTACTTCTAATTCTCCCAGTATGTCTGACCAAATATCCTCTGCCAACATCCAGACTAATCAAGTTTTATCAATGAGTGTTGGAGGAAGTTCTTCTGTTGGAGGTTCATCCTCATTTAGTATTACACCGATGCCTACACTTGACGATTCTCCACAGGTAGTAATGGCAGATGTACAGGTTCAAGACATGCAAGGTGAGATTAATACAGCAGTTTCAGGAGTCATGACAGCCTCTGAAGCTGACCAAGTAGCTGATAAGATAATTGCTAACAATATCAAAGAGCAACAGGAAGAAGCTGAACAAGAACAGGAAGATACAGGTGAGTACGGAGATAGGTCAACGCTTGTTGCCTATATAGGATACGTTGCAGGGTTTAATAGCTATAGAGATGCACAGATACCTCAGCAAGAAACGTGGTATGAACCTCGTGCAATTTACGCAGGTGTGACTATCAATGATAACACACAGGCTTTTTATGGATTAGCAGGTGCTAGTCTTAATACGTTAGGTAGCATGATAAGTATGCAACCAAATCTGTAATGAAAGATTTATTAATAGACTTTATTATTTACACAATCTATTGTATTGGATGGTTAAAAATAATTTTAGTTACAATTGGAGAATAGTATGGAATGGTTTGAAAATAAAACAACACAGATAATAGCTTTGGTGGGTATCGTAGGTACGTTGGCAGGGTTTGGGTACACAGGTGCTACCTATGTGAACCGGTTAGAGAACCTAGAGGCACAAATTGGTGGGATAGGTGATACAGAGAATGCTCAACAGATTATAGAAGAAAGGTTTGTGGGTATTGAAACTTCTGTAGAGTACATTAATAAAAGTATTGATGGTGGAATTAATCCTTCTCTAAATGTGATGGCTGAAAATGCTAATGGCATGGGGAAAGATATTGTAGCATTACAAAAAGAAATAGAGTACCTACAAGAAAGTATAGATACTCTTAAAGATGATAATAAAAATCCTTTATCTAATTAGTTTTAATATTAGCATTAAGGGCATCCAGTTCTGACTCCAATTCATTATGGATGTTTAATATTTTTCGTCTTGCTTCTCGTATAACTGTTTCAATTATTTTTAAATCTGTTCCTTTAAATAATTTACTAGCTTGTGATATAGGAAGACCATTAGTTTCTGTAACCAGTCTTCCTTTAGAATCGAAAAGGATATGGAAGGATAATAAATTAGCTTCCGTTGCTTTCATTTTGTATCTCCGTAAATGTTATTTTATCTTGCTTACCTCGCAGTCCTGCTTTCATGTAAGCTGTTGCTCTACCTTCAAAAAAGTTTTGATGTTCAACACCAAGTACTTCGTCTAACCAAGGCAAGGGGTTATCTCTTTGATCAAAGTTAGTTTTTAATCCAAGTTGTAAAAGTCTTCTGTCCGCTATGTATCTATTATACGCATACATATCTTTCTTGGTAAGTCCTTTCATGTCTCCAAACTGAAACACTAAGTCTAAGAACTTATCTTCTAACTCTACCATCTCTCTGCATATCTGATATATCTCAGCTTTAAAATCGTCTGTCCATATCTCTATGTTCTCTTGTATAAATTCTCTAAAGAGTTTAGTCATAGCTTCAACATGTAAAGATTCATCACGTATAGAATACGTAACAATCTGCCCCATCCCTTTCATCTTACCAAACCTTGGAAAGTTTAACAAGATTGCAAAGCTACTAAAGAGTTGCAAGCCTTCTGTAAATCCTGAATAGACTGCTAATGTTTTAGCAATCTCCCTTTTGTTTTTACGTGTAGGTTTAAAGTCTTTAATGTAGTCATGCTTGTTAGCCATCTCTTCATACTCAGAGAAAGCTTTATACTCTATGTCTGGCATACCAACTGTATCAAGTAGTAAGCTGTAGGCATGTTGGTGTATAGACTCCATGTTTGCAAAGGAGCACATCATCATACGTGCTTCAGGTTTCTTAAATATTCTCATATACTTATCTATATAACCTGAACCAACATCTACATCTGATTGTGTAAACAATCTAAATATCTGTGTTAATAAATTTCTTTCTTCGACTGAAAGTTCTTGCCAATCTTTAACGTCTGTGTGTAGTGGTACAGATTCGGGTAGCCAATGCATTTGATTCTGCTCTACGTATTTCTCAAACATCCAAGGATGATCAAAGGGTTTGTAATAATCTCTTGTGCTTAATAAGCTCATGTGTTCTCCTTTTCTAATATTAAATAGTCGGCATACTTTTTAAGTAGCCATTTGTTAAAATGTTTTTTAAATTCTTTTTCTGTGTAAAAAACAGATTGTCCTGTTTTATTTTCATCACAATAGTCTAGCCACTTTCTGCTGCAAAACTGTTCAAAGGTATTGCTCACCCTTCACAACTCAAACATTCTACATCTTCAAGTCTAACTCGTTCTACTTTAACATTCACGTTCTCAGCATTACGAGCAGCATCTGATCTAAAATAATATAATGATTTTAATTTTTTCATCGCATACCAATGTACATCATTGACGTATTGTAAGTACTCATCATGTACTGCTTGAGACTCAGTAGCTTTAGGCATAGTGAAAAATAAATTAACACTCTGGCTTTGGCAAACATATTGTTGACGCATGTGTGCATGTTCAACTATATAAATTTGATTAATCTCATTAGCAGTTTTAAATACTTCCTTCTCCTCGTCTGTTAGAACATCTATACCTTGGGCTGATCCACTAGCAATCGTTATATCTTTCCAAATCTTTTCTCTTTCTTCAAGGCTCAGTCCTTTTTTCTTAAGAACTTTTTCCAAGTACTTGTTCCGCACTTGATACGAGCCTGATAAAGTTTTGTGCGTAAACGAGTTAGCACGATATGGTTCAATACTAGGGGAAGTACCGCCACATATAATAGAACTACTGGCATTAGGAGCAATAGCCAGAAGATGAGCGTTACGCTTATTGCTACCATGTATATCAGGAGCTTCCCCACGTTCTGCACTAAGTCTTTCAGTTGCTGCCACAGCTTTCCCTTTAATGTGGGAGAACGCAACATTATTAGTGCTAGTAGCGAGTAGCCCTTGGAAAGGTACTCCTTTGCTTTGGAGTAGAGCATGAAAGCCCATCGCTCCAAGACCCACCGACCTCTCCCTATACGCTGAATAAGCAGCTTTAACCAGTCCTTCTTTTTCTTCTCTAACATATTTCTTAAACCTCTCAAAATTTGCACTGTACCCACCAATTCTACTGGTGTCCACAATGTCTTCTATAAAATGCTCTAACACATTGTCAAGCATTGTAATTAAATCATCAATGAACTTATCATCTTTCTTCCACTTATCAAAGTGTTCTAAGTTGACACTCGACAAACAACATACAGCAGTACGTTCTTCGTTAGTAGGTAATACTATCTCTGAACATAAGTTACTTTGATTTATTTTTAAACCTAAATCTTTCTGTCCTTGTGGTAAAAATTCATTACATGTGTCTATGTTTATCATGTATGGCTCGCCTGTCTCTGCTCTTGCGTTCAACATCTGCCACCACAAATCTCTAGCAACAACTATCTTAACAGCTTCCCCACTCTTGGGGTCAATCAGTCTCCACTCTGCATCTTTTTGTACAGCATCTAGAAATTCATTGGTTAAATTTATTCCGTTGTGTATGTTTAAACACTTTCGATTTATATCCCCACCAGATTCTTTACGCATGTTAATAAACTCTTCAATCTCTGGGTGATTAATATCCATGTACGCAGCATATGAACCTCGCCTAGTAACACCCTGATTGAATGCTAACATTTGAGAGTCTACTACATGCATGAATGGGATTGAACCAGTAGAACGACTATGGTTAGAAGTACCAATGCCATTGCTTCTAACAGCACCCCAATATCCACCGATGCCTCCACCTGAACTTGCGAGCCAAATATTCTCATCATAGTGATCAGATAAGCCCCGCCTACTGTCAGGCACGTAATTGAGAAAGCAGCTAATAGGTAAGCCACGAGTCGTTCCCCCGTTAGAAAGTATAGGGGTACTAAACATAAACCAACAGTCGGAACTGTATTGATAAAGCCTTTGGGCAAGATCAAAATTAGTTTCTCCTTTATACGTTGCCCCAAAGACTGCTGCTCTTGCGAATGCTTCTTGTGCATGAGTTTCTTCCTCCCAAAAATATCTATCTTTTAATGTATCTAAACTAAACTTGTCTAGTTTCTTTTCTTTATCATAGTCTATAACTATTCCTAAGTAAGGTTTCTTTCCTACTTTATCTTCAACCATTACTTGCTCTCCTTGTCGTTTAAATGTAATGCAATCAATGCATAGTGTATAATCTTAAAAAGGTCAGCATCAGACTTACCATTCTTTTTACCGTAACGCATTGCATACTTCATAATGTTACCTATACAAAAACCTTCGCCATGACCTGCATCTATTATCATATCAGTTGCCTGATACTTAGAGTGTGCGTAGTGTTGTGTGTATGTGTCTTCTATGTACTGTCTAACTAACCTTACGTTAATGTCTTCGTCAAATTTATAATCCATATTTATTCTGTCCATTGTTTAGGCAAGTCAAACTCACTATACCATTTAAAATTATTTTTCTCTGCCCATTCTGCATGAGTACGTTTACTACCATCTTTTCTTTTCTTAGCTGCAGGCATAGGT